CCCCAAGAGCTCGAGCAGTACGGTAACGGCCTGAACCTGTGGCAGTCGCTCATGCTGCTGCAGCGCTGGGCCCCGCTCATCGGCTACGGCCAGCGGTTCATGGCTGAGCCCGACCCGTACCGCCGCTCGCTGATCGTGGCCGACGCCGTCGAGTGGCTGGCCTCACAGACGCACGCCAAGGTGGACGACCATCTGGTGAGCAAGCTGGCCGCCGTGCTCAAGACGCCTGCGGGCGAGGATCTCGTGCGTTGGGTGATGAGCCAAGTGGAGGCCGTCCGGTGAGCCATGAGTCACTCGTACGCACCGCCGCCGTGGTGGCGGCAGCTGCTCTCCTCGCTGCGCCGTACCGGCAGCAGATCGCTGGGTACCTCGCTAAGGCCACCGAGGCCGCCAAGTCCAACGGGCCAGCCCTCGGCAGGATCGCAGCGGCCGCCCTCTTGATCGCAGCGGCTTGGGGCAAGGTGCCGCTTCCGAGCCTGCCGAGCACGCCGGCCGTGCCTTCCTATCCTGTCTCCACGCCAAGTGATGAGATGCAGCGACTCGTGACGCCCGTGGCCAAGGCCCTGGCGAACCTGAACCCGGCCGACCGTGCCCTGTGGGCACAGACGTGGACGAAGGCTGGCGTGGTCGTGGCCGGCGACGCCGTGACGACCGAAGTGGCCTTCACGGATACCCGCTCGCTCCGTGCGTTCACGGCCCTGGCCTTGGACATCGCGTGGCGTCGGATTGGCCGGCATCAGCCCGGCGAGATCCCCGGCCTGCGGGACGCCGTCGAGGAGGCGTACAACGCCGCCATCGGCCGAGACGTGGTGCCGGTGGATGCGTCCATGCGGCAGCGGTTCGACGACTTCGCCAAGGCAATCGCCTGGGCCGGCATGAACGGGGGCTGACCGATGGCCTTCGTGCCCCTCTTTGGCTACACGCCCGACCCGACAGGTGCCCAGGCGTTCGTGTCGTCTCTGCCCCGCCCGACGATGGCCGAGGCCGGGGCCGAGTTGCAGACAGCCAAGCACGACGTGTCGCTCTCGCAGCTGCTGCTCAAGAGCATGCCGGCGTGGAAGCGTGGCTCGCAGCCCATCGGCTCGTGCGTCGGCTGGGGCACGGCGATGGCCGTCGACATCCTGGCGGCCTGCGACATCTGGCTGCGGCGTGAGCCTGAAGCGTGGGGCGGCCGTTGCATTGAAGGCGTGGTCTACGGGCTGTCTCGTGTCGAGGCCCGTGGGCTCTCACGCAACGGTGGCGGCGACGGCAGTACCGGGTTCCATGCCGCCAAGGCCATCAGAGACTTCGGGACGCTGCACTACGGCCAGGACTACGGCGGCAAGAGGTGGGACCGCCAGCTAAGCGGCACCGAGGAGCGGACGCTTGGCCGGGATGGTCTGCCAAGCAACCTCGAGCCCCATGCGGCCCAGCACAAGGTGGCCGAGGTCACGCTGGTACGGAACTTCGAGGACTGTGCCAAGGCCATCAGCAACGGCTACCCGGTCTACCTGTGCTCGATGCGTGGCTTCTCCATGACGTTCAAGCGAGATGCCAAGTATGGCGGGGGCTGGCTCATGCCCATGGGGACGTGGGCTCATTGCATGATGGCCTGCGACCTGCGGTGGGATCGGCCCGCCCTGCGGGTGCCTAACTCGTGGGGCGATTGCTACGACGGCCCGGTGGACGACAAGGCACCGCCAGCGTTTCAGCGGACATCGGGCTGGGTGGATGCGTCCGTGATCGACTCGATGTGTGCCGGCGGCGACTCGTACGCCGTGGCCGGGTTCAACGGCTTCCGGCCGTCGCTCATGCCAGAGGACTGGCTAGACGGGGTGCTCTGATGCGGTGGCTGCTTCCATTCGTGATCGTGTTCGTCGGATGCGTGCTCAGCATCCCCGACGACCAGGGCGTGTCTGCGGATCTCGCGTGCGAAGCGGCACGCATGGCGATGCAGATGCGGCAAGAGATTCGGCCGACGCCGACGCCCGACGCCGGCGAGTGCGAGAACTGCAACGGCACCGGCAAGGTGGGAGACGGACGCATCGTGCTCAAGTGCAGCGTGTGCGACGGCACCGGCAAGAAGCCCACGAGCGTGTGCAAGGACTGCCCGAAATGACCCGCCAGCAACTCATCGACGCCGTCTGGGCTGAGCTCCCTGCGAGCCGGTACCTGCTCGGCCGCAAGCGTGGCGAAAGGCTCATTGCCCGTGCCATCCGCAAGTGGCCCGTGCCGGTGCTGTACCAGTGCGATCCGCAGCAGACCGCCGTGGTGGGCCAGCACCTGGCCAAGAGCATCGAGCGGCAAGAGCGTGCCGAGTATGGCATGGGCTTCTTCGCCAGCATTATCTTGGCGGCCATCGTGTCCGAGATCGTGAAGATCCTGATTCGCCGCTGGCTGGAGAACCGTGTCGAGATGCTGGAGGCCTTGGCGTGACTGAGGCCACCAAGGAGACGCTCTACACGGCCCTGCGTGACTACGGCTTCTCGGTCGTCGTCGCCCTGGCGGCCGGCTGGGTGCTTCGCAATGACGTGTTAATCCCCCTCGTCGAGGAGCATCGGACGTTTGTGCGGAGCCTAAGCGAGACGCAGTCAGAGATCAGCAAGGCCGTCACCGAGCAGACCAAACTGCTGTACGAGATGAAGCACATGCGAGACACCCAATGAGCCCCATGAGCCCACGACTTCTGCGGCCGAGAGCGAGCGGATTTAATCCGAGGAGCATTGGCGGGCTCAAGCTGTGGCTGGACGTTGCCAATACGTCATCGCTCACGTTCAACGGTTCCACCGTGTCGCAAGTGAACGACCTAAGCGGAAACGGCTTCCACGCCACGCAAGGCACGGCGAACAACCAGCCGACGTATCAAGCGGCGGGCGCGAACGGAAAGCCGACGCTGTTTATAGACAGCAATGACACGATTACCTCCACGGCCACTGTTGCTGACTATGTGTTGACTCCAACGACAAATCCCATCACGACGATCATGTATGTGGGATACATGCCCACGCTTGCCAACTCTGGGAACATTACATTCGGTAGCGACAGCCAAGCAAACGGAAGGTTTTTCCTCTCCTTGTTTTTTGGTGGTGCAACCATGTTCTTTGATGTTGCCAATGCGTCTGGCGGCAGATTGAGCGCAACTTTGTCAGAGTCTGATTTTACGTCGCCAGTGGTGCTGACCGTGTTGCGTCATGGCGCAACCATGCGAGTACGCCGAAACGGCGTGACGATTGCTTCAAAAACAAATGCGTCAGGCAACTATTCCACGACAACTGCTGCGTTCCGCGTGCCAGAATCTACGACCAGTCAGCAGTACTTTTCTGAGCTGCTGGCTTACCAAGCGGCTCTATCGGATTCTCAGGTCGCTACGGCAGAGCGTGGCCTTGGCAAAAAGTGGGGGATCGCCGTCGCATGAGATACTTCCGCTGCGAGGCTGGCGACGAGGCTTATGAGCAGGCAAGGCTTGCCCTTGACGCTGCATGGGGCCACCCCAACACAGAGACACGCACCGTGACGTGCATCGACCCGGCGTCGGTCGCACCACGTGACGCTCAAGATCGCATCGTACTGGCTGTGAATGACGAGTTTGTGCAGTACCCGGCAGCATCGCAGATGCTGGGCTACATGCTAGGCATCGGAGCCGCTGTGGAGATCACGGCGGCTGAGTACGCAGCAGCGGTGAACGCTAGGCCCTAACTGCAAGACGTACGGGATTTCTCTATACGCTGAGACTCAGGCCACGATGCGGGCCAGACCCGAGCCTCGGAGATAGACCATGAGCCATGTGAAGATCAAGCGGTACGAGCGTGACGTGAGCATCGTGCTGCACAGCACCACCACTCTGGCCACCACGCTCAGGCTGGACGATATGGCTGGCGGTGTGGTGTCGCTTGGCACCATGAGCACCAACGCCACCACGCTGCAGACGTGGGGCGGCACCGCAGTTGATGGTGCGTTCCGCCGCATGTACGGGGCAGACGGCTCGGCCGCCGACATCACGCTGGCCCCCTCGAGCACGGACGGCAGGATCTACGCCCTGCCTGATGCGGTGTTCGCCGTGTCGTTCCTCAAGATCGTCTCGGCCACTACGAACAGCACAGGCACTCTCGGCATCGTCAGCCTGAAGAGCTAATGCCCCAACGCATCCCATGCCACAGGCCGCTGCGTCTGCGTGCGTCACGCCCACAGCGAGACGAAAGCACCAGGCCCAACGCGGCAGCCCGTGGCTATTGCTCAGTGGCCTGGCGTCGGCTGAGGCAGGCAGCCCTGATCCGTGACGCATGGCAGTGCCAGGACTGCGGACGCCTGTGCACGGACAAGCGTGAAGCCCAGGTAGACCACGTCGTGCCGAAGTCCAAGGGTGGGGCCGACGAGCTCGGCAACCTGCGGACGCTGTGCATCAGGTGCCACGCACGCAAGACGAACGCTGAACGCCGCAAGCCTACTTAGGGTTTGACAAACGCAATACCATGCGTGCACCAACAAGGAGGTGTTGCATGGCATGTCGGAAGTGTGGATCTTCGTGGCTTACAAAGACGGGTAAAGACTGCTCTAGTTGCCCTCATTGCTGCAAGCAGCAACGCTGCAAGGCAAGAAAGCAAGGCAGATGGAAGGAGTCCAGCGATTGCCAGAAGTCGTGTGCGGCTTGCGGAAAGCTGTTTTCCTCAACTCACAACAACCAGAAGTGCTGCGGTTCTGAGTGCCAGAAGGCCCACCGAGATCAATGGCTCGCGAAATGGCGACCTGATTACCAAAAGCAATACAAAGCCGGACGTAGAAGAGGCACGCAATCAAAAGCGAGTCGATTGCAATGCACTTGCCCGATGTGCGGCATATCCTTTAAGCGTCACGGCCCGAAGAAGTATTGCTCACGCGCCTGCTTTGCTGCTGCTCGCAAAGCCGGCATTCAGGCTTGGGATAGGACCGCCCAGACCGAGGCTACATGGCATAGAGGCGGCCAATGGAAAAACGCCCCGAGCAAAGCGCACATTGCAAGCGTGGACAAACTCTACTCCTGGCTTGCCAAGGCTTCTGCATTGTGCGGCAGGATGTGGAGGTTGCACCAAGAGCAAAGGCACTGTCATGTATGTGGCACTGCGTGCAATAGAGGAGCATCTCGATTCTGCTCGTATGAGTGCAACAAGGCGTGGCGTGGCGAGAGGCAGTGCTTATGCGGAAATACAGTCTGCGACGCATCCGCGTTTGGTCGTCCACCGCTATGCAAGGAGTGCATTCGGGAGTCTAGGCGTTTGCAGAAGCGAATGTATGGGAGTTACCGCAGACGCTGCAGGACGTATGGCGGACGCTACAACGCAGCTGTCAAGCCAAAGAGCGTGTTCGAGAGAGACAGGTGGCGGTGCCATGTATGCGGAAAGAAGACACACCAGAACTTCAGTGTTCACGACCCAAGGTCTGCAACTGTGGATCATCATCCAATACCATTGAGCAAAGGCGGCGACCACGATTGGCACAATGTTCGGTGTTGTTGCTTTCGGTGCAACAGCCTGAAGGGCGCAAAGTGGGATGGGCAGCAAAGGATTGCCTTTGCCTAGTCTGCATGGATTAGGCACTGTGACAGAGGGTGGTTCGGCGAATGCCAACCTCGTCTGTGGAATACCCGATGTTTCCCTCGCGCGTGCGCGTCCGCACATTTCCGCAGCGTTTTTGAGGTGGCCCGATGAAGCGAGGACCGAAGCCGATGCCCGAGGCCGCCAAGCGGCTGGCTGGCAACCGTGGCAAGCGAAAGATCCGGCCGGATCTGCCGGCACCGCCAGGCGTTCCCCCGATGCCGGCTCGGCTGTTGGTCGAACCGCTCGCCGTTGAGAAGTGGAACGAGTTCGTGCCGATCCTGTCTGGCCTCGGCACGCTGACGACTGCTGACGGCGAGGCGTTGGCCACTTTGTGCGAGGTGTACGCTGCCACGCAGGCGTGCCTGATGGAGCTCCGAGCCAGTGGTCCGGTGATGCACACCGACCTGGGCGGCGTGAAGCCCAACCCGGCCGGGCCCTTGTATCGTGGATTAGTGAGCCTGCAGGCGTCGCTAATGGGCGAGTTTGGGTTGACACCAACCAGCAGGACTCGGCTCGGTGCCAAGGAAGAAAAGCCAACCGACGAAGTCGAAGAGTTCTTCAAGCTCCACGGTGCCTGATCTCTGCGAAGAAGGGCAGCGGCGTTACCGCCGTGTCGTTCATTTCTTCGAGAACATCCTGCGGCACAGCAAGGGGCAGAACGCCGGCAAGCCGTTCAAGCTCCTGCCGTGGCAGCACCACGTCATGCGTGAGCTCTTTGGCCGACTCACGTCAGAGGGCATCCGCCAGCATCGAGTTGGGTACATCGAGCTACCCAAGAAGCAGGGCAAGAGCACCACGCTGGCCGGCATCGCTCTGTACATGACGGCGTTTGACTCCGAGCCGGGCGCCGAGGTCTACGGTGCGGCCTGCGACCGAGAGCAGGCGGGCATCATCTACCGTGAGGCGGCTTCGATGGTGCGAGCGTCGCCGGCTCTCAGCAAGCACCTTGAGGTGATCGACAGCCGCAAGACCATCATTCACAAGGCCAGCAACTCGTTCTACCGGGTGCTCTCGGCCGATGCGTTTCGGGCCGAGGGTCTGAACATCCACGCCCTGCTGTTTGACGAGCTCCACGCTCAGCGTGACCGGCGGCTATGGGACGCACTGCGGTACGGCGGTGCGGCTCGCCGGTCGCCGCTTCTGCTGTCGATCACTACGGCCGGCTACGACCGCAAGAGTATCTGCTGGGAGCAGCACGCATACGCCGAGCGGTGCATTGCGGACCCGTCTGTGGACCCGGCCTTCTTTGGGTGCATCTACGCCGCCTCGCCCGAGGACGATTGGAAAGACCCGAAGACGTGGCACAAGGCCAACCCGTCGCTGGGCGAAACGATCACGGTGGAGTCGTTCGCAGCCGACGCCCGTGAGGCCGAGCAGTCGCCGTCCAAGCTGAATAGCTTCTTGCGATACCGGCTGAACGTCTGGACGACGCAGGACGTGCGGTGGCTGTCGCCCGATGCGTGGGCGAAGTGCGGCGGCCAGTTGCGTGACGAGCTCGAGAAGCGTGAGTGGTACGCCGGGCTGGACTTGGCCAGCACCACGGACTTGTCGGCGCTTGTGCTCGTGAGCCAGGCCGACGACGGCACCTTCGACGTTCTGCCGTATTTCTGGGTGCCAGAGGTGAACGCAGCCGAGCGGACGCAGCGGGACAAGGTGGACTACATCGGCTGGATCCGTGACGGCTACATCCGAACCACTGACGGAAACGTTACGGACTACGAGGTGATCCGGCGAGACATTCTTGAGCTTTCCCAAAAGTTCAATATCCGGCAGGTGGGTATCGACAGATGGAACGCCACCATGCTCGCTACCGCCCTGCAAGGGGATGGGGTGAATGTGACAGGATTTGGTCAGGGCTACGCCTCAATGTCGAGCCCTGCAAAGCAGCTGGAGAACCTCGTGCTCTCGGAAAAGATCCGGCACGGCGGCCACCCAGTGCTGTCGTGGATGGCGGCGAACGTGGCGACACAGAGCGATTACGCCGGAAACATCAAGCCGAGCAAGCAGAAGTCAACGGAGCGGATTGACGGAATCGTGAGCCTCGTGATGGCACTTGGGCTCCACGCTACGGCGACTGCAAAGCCAGCAGACCAGTCCTGGGACATCATCACGCTATGAGCGAGACAGCCACCAACGACTACCGGATGCACGAGCTCCGTGGCATCGACTGGAGCGAGATGGGCGGTGGCCGCACGTCTTCGGGCATCCGGGTGAACGCCGACACGTCGATGGCCTGCTCGGCCTACACGGCGTGCATCCGTGTCATATCGGATTCGGTATCGTCGCTGCCGCTGCACCTGTACGAGCGGGTGACGACGGGCGGCAAGCGTAAGGTGCCCGAGCATCCGCTGTACCGCCTGCTGCACACGCAGCCAAATCCGTGGCAGACGGCTCAGGAGTTTCGGGATTGGATGACCGGGCTCTACCTGCACTACGGCGCGTCGTACGCCGAGAAGCGGCCCGGCCCCCGTGGCACGGTCGGCGAGCTCTGGCCGCTGCACACGTCACGCATGGAGGAGGAGCGGATAGAGAACGGCCAGATTCGCTACCTCTACCGTGAGCCGGATGGCCGGCAGACGGTGTACCGCCAAGAGCAGATCTTCGCCCTGCGGTACACGACGAGCGACGGCATCCATCCGATTCCGACGTACCGGCTGTTTCAGAACGCCATCGGCCTGGCTCAGGCGTTGGAGGCTCACGGGGCAACGTACTTCGGAAACGGTGCCCGGCCTGGCATCGTGCTGGAGTCCGACAACCCAATTCCCGTAGAGGCTGCCGAGCGTCTGCGTGAGCAGTGGGAGCGGATGCACCGTGGTGCGGATCGAGCCCACCGCACTGCGATCCTCCCCAACGGCGTGAAGGCCCACGAGCTCTCGCAGAGCAACGAGGCGGCGCAGTTCTTGGAGACTCGCCAATACCAAGTCATTGAGATCTGCCGGGCGTTTCGTGTGCCTCCACACATGATCCAGAGCCTGGAACGCAGTACATACAACAACATTGAAGTGCAGGGCACCGAGTTCGTGCAGCACTGCCTGCTGCCGCATCTCAAGCGGTGGGAAGCGGCCATTGCTCGTGACCTGATCGACGACGACGAGACGTACTTTGCCGAGCACAACGTAAGCGGCCTGCTGCGTGGCGATCATGCGAGCCGCTCGGCCTACTACGTCTCGGCGATCCAGAACGGGTGGATGAGCATCAACGAAGTGCGTGAGATGGAGAACCTGAACCCGCTCGGCCCCGAGGGCGACAAGCACTTCATTCAGCTGAACATGACCACGCTGGAGAAGGCTGGCGAGGAGCCGCCTGCACCGGAGCCGGTGGCCGAGCCGCCGGTGGTGGTCGAAGCCGAGGACAGCCCGGCCGACGAGCTCGAGGACGACGCCGAACCAGAGGAGCAGACCGATGGAGATTGAACGCCGGTGCCTTGCATTTGACGAGGTGCCCGAGGCCGACCTGACGCTGGAGACTCGTGCCAACGGCATGCAGGTCATCGCCGGGTACGCTGCGGTGTACAACCGCCTCAGCCTGCCGCTGCGTGAAGGCTCCACGGAGTTTCGTGAAGTCATTCTGCCGGGTGCGTTCGACAAGATCCTCAGCCGGCAACGTGGCAAGCAGGACACGGTGGCCCTGCTCAACCACAACTCTGACCTGATTCTCGGCCGCACGTCGTCTGGCACGCTCGAGCTCGCCAGCGACGGCAAGGGGCTGCGGATGGAGATTGTGCCGCCTGACACTCAGGTGGGCCGTGACACTCTTGAGCTCGTGCGTCGTCGTGATCTGCGTGGGGCGTCGTTTGCGTTCACTCTCGACTTGCGCTCTGGCGAGCAGTGGACCAAGGACGACGAAGGCCCGATCCGCCAGATTCGTGAGGTGCGGCAACTCTACGACGTTTCCGTAGTGCTCACGCCCGCCTATCCGGCAAGCAGCGTCGGCGTGGCCATGCGTTCCTATGAGGCATGGCTGGCGTCACAGGGCGAGCCAGCGGCCCCGCCTGCCGTGCGTTCGGCCATGCGTGGCGTCGCCCAGGCGTGGGCCGCCATGCTGAGGCTCCGCAATGTCTGAGGCCCGCTGCACCTGCGGCGAGAAGTTGCGGTGCCGCTCTAGTCGTGCCTGCGGCGACGAACGGCAGCGGTATCTGCGTTGCCCACGGTGCGGTGCTCGTGCGGTGGCGTTTGTCAAAACAACAGTTTCTCAAATGAGGTTCTGCAAGAGGCCGGGTGCGTAGCGGCACAGTGGACTCCATCGGCAATCACGCCGCTGGAGATCACACATGGACCGCCTCTCGACTCTTCGCGCCGAAGCCAACGACGTTGCCGAGCGGATCGACTCGCTCACGGCCCTGCAGACCGACAACCAGGCTGATCTCGAGTCCCGTGATGCGGAGCTCACCGGCCTGACCGAGCGGGCCCAGAAGCTCGCCGCCTCGATCGACTTCGAGGTCAAGGTGGTCGAGTCGGCCAAGAATCTCCGCAGCGTTGCCGAGCGTTGCTCGCCGGCCCCCGAGGTGCGTGCGGTCGAGAATCGCATCGAGCCGGTGCGGGACGGCCGCAAGCTCAAGGCGTTCCGCTCGCACGAGACGGCGTACCGTTTCGGCATGTGGCTGCGTGCCAAGTTCGCCGGCGACGACAACGCCCGGCGGTGGTGTGCTGACCACGGCGTCGAGAGCCGCACGATGGTCGAAGGCGTCAACAGCACCGGCGGGTTCAGCGTGCCGGACGAAGTCGCTGGGGAACTTCTGCGCAACGTCGAGACCTATGGAGTGGCCCCCACGGCCCTCCAGAACTTCTCGATGGCGTCGGACACGCTGATGATCCCGAAGCGGCTCACCGGCGTCACCGGTGCGTGGCTCGGCGAAGGCAGCGAGTTCACCTACAGCGACATGACCGGCACGCAGGTGCAGCTGGTCGCTCAGAAGTTCGGCGTGGCCACGAAGATCAGCAACGAGCTGTGGGCCGACGGCGTGGGCATTGCGGACCTGATCGCCCAGGAGCACTCGCTGTCGGTGGCCAAGGCCCTCGACGAAGCGGTCTTCACCGGCACTGGCACCTCGGCCTTCGGCGGCCACCACGGCGTAACGGTCAAGATCGACACCGCCCCGTTCACGGCCAGCGTGGCGACGGCGGCCAGCGGCAACAACTCGTTCGAGACGCTCGACAAGGAAGACTTCCTTGCCGTGCTCGCCAAGTGCCCCCGCTACGCCCTGCCGGGTGCCCGGTGGTACATCTCGCCGGCCGGCTACCACGCTGCGATGCAGCGGCTGGATCTCGGCCAGGGTGGCAACGCCAGCGTGGCACAGGGCTTCGGCCTGACGTTCCTCGGCTACCCTGTGACGCTCGTGCATGTGATGAACAGCACGCTGGGCACGGATGCGTCGAAGATCAAGGTGCTCTTTGGTGACCTGGCGATGGCGGGTGCCCTCGGCCTGCGTCAGGGTTACGCCCTGCGTGTCAGCCAGGAGCGGCTGGTCGAGTATGACCAGACCCTCGTCACCGGCATCGTGCGTGCCAATGCGGTGTTCCACTCGCTCGGCTCGACGACCGAGGCGGGCCCGGTGATCGCTCTGAAGACGGCGTCCTGAACCTAGTACCTTCCACGGAGAACTGCTCCCATGATCCAGATCGCAGCGACGAAGACGGACGCCAAGGCGGCGGCGAGTGTGGCGGCCTCGGCCACCCACAGCCACGAGATCGACACCCTCGGCTTCGAGTACGTTTCCATCGACGTGGTGTACTCGCCGTTCACGGCGACCACCAGCAATGCGGCTCCGGTTCTCCGGCTGACGCAGCACGACGTGACCGGCACCGGCCAAACGAACATCAGCGGGTTCGTTGGCGGCACCGACTTCACCGTGGCGGCTGGCACCACGACCGGGGCGGCCGTTGGCCACGTCGCCCGGTTCAACGTGGACATGCGTGGCAAGAGTCGGTATCTGACGCTCTACACCTCGCCGGGCAACACGGTTGCCATCTCGAGCGTGGCCCGTCTGGGCCGTGCCGAAGAGGCTCCGTTCTCGGCGGCCACCAAGAACGTCGGCACGCTCGTCAGCGGCTGATCGCTTGACACATGCGGCACAGTGGACGGCTGGCAGGGCTCTACGCTCTGCCAGCCGTTTCCATTTGAGGGGCCACAATGCTCGTCCGTGTCGGTGACACGCAGGTAGATATCCGAGTCGAGGCCGTGCTGTCGATGCCCCGGCTGGGGTTCACCAGCAACTTCTTTGCCTGGGCCCAGGCCCTGATGCCGCTGGGCATCCGGCCGACGCTGGGCACGGGCTGCTTCTGGGACCAAGTGAACACCCGGGTCTTTGAGCAGTTCATCGACAAGGCCGAGTATCTGCTGGCCATCGACTACGACACGTTCTTTACGAAGGAGGACGTGGAGACGCTCTTTGCCATGGCGATGACGTTTCAGTGTGACGCCATCACTGGGCTGCAAACCAAGCGTGAAGACGGCCGCCCCATGCTCACGCTCAAGGGCACGCTGGATTCGCCGCCGGATGCCGGGCACACGAGCCTGCCACCGTCGTGGTTTGCCGAGCCGATTCAAGAGGTGGACACGGCCCACTTCGGCCTCACGGTGATCAGCACCGCCGCACTCAAGCGAACCAAGAAACCGTGGTTCTGGTCGAAGCCAGACCCCGAGGGTTCGTGGGGCGACGGCCGGCTAGATCCCGACATCTGGTGGTGGAAGAACTGGCGAGAGAGCGGCAACCGGATCTTCGTCTCGCCCCGGGTCGTGCTGGGACACGGCGAGTACGTCGTGACGTGGCCGGGCCGCAACCTGACCACGCCCGTGTTCCAGTGGGCTAACGACTTCACCGCTACGAGCAAGCGGCCCGAAACTGCATGGAGGGTGGGGGAATCATGAAGATAAGGATGCTGATGAGCTACCGGCACTACAAGCGTGGCCAGGTGCTGCCGGACGTTCCCGACGGCATGGCGAACGATTGGATCAGCCGAGGCATCGCCGTCGAGGACAAGCAGCAGACCATCGAGACGGCGGCCATCGAGCACCGGGCCGAGACGGCCGACGCCACGCCCAGGAAACGAGGACGCCCCCGTGCAGTACCGCAGCCTGACCAGAGCGACGCCGCCGGCGGTTGAGCCCGTCTCGGTATCCGAGGCCAAGGCCCATCTGCGTGTGGACATCAGCGACGACGATTCCTACATCTTGACGCTGATCACGGCGGCCCGTGAGTGGTGCGAGCAGTACCTGGACCGCACGCTCATCAACACGCAGTGGACGATGCGGCTGGACTCGTTCCCCTACGAGATCGAGCTACCCCGGCCGCCGATTGCCACGAGCGGCACAGCCACGGCGGTGTCGCTCACCTACACGCTGGGCGACGACTCGACGGCCACGCTGTCCACGACGGCGTACCGAGTGGACCGCAACTCGACGCCTGGCGTGGTGCGGCAGCTGCGTGCCGGGACGTGGCCGGCGAACCTTGACGACTACAACGCCGTGGCTGTGACGTGGTGGGCCGGCCACGGGGCCAGCGGCACGAGTGTGCCGGCCGCCATCCGCCACGCCATCCTGATGCTCGTTGGCCACTGGTACGAGGCACGCTCCAGCGTGCTCACCGGCACCATCAGCAAAGAGATTGAGTTTGGCGT